TCACTTCAATCTGATCCTGATAATGCACGCAAACATAGCGATAAGAACATTGATGCGATTGTTGGTTCTTTGAAAAGGTTTGGTCAAAGGAAACCGATTGTGGTTACTGGTGTAAATATTGTCATTGCTGGTAACGGAACTTTGTTGGCTGCTAAGAAACTTGGTTGGTCTGAGATTGTTGTTGCTTACACTCCGAGTGATTGGACCTTTGAACACGCTCGCGCTTATGCTTTGGCTGATAATAGAACTTCTGAATTAGGTGAGTGGGATAACGACAAACTTGCTATGCAACTGATTGAATTAGATTCTGTTGGTTGGGAATTGGATGATGTTGGGTTTGAGAAACTTGAACCGCCAGCAGGTGAGTTGAAAGACAAGAAATCCAACTGGGTTGATTGTGATGATTGTGGTCGAAAGGTTTTAAGTAAAGACAATGAGCAATCCACCGAAACCGATTGAGTTAAAAAGAAAACTTGGTAATCCTGGTAAGCAGGCTTTGCCTAATGAGAATGATGTGATTTTGATTCCTGCTGTTACTAATATTCCTGAGCCGTCTCGTCAATTGTTTGATGCTGGTTTGGAGTTGTGGAATCGGACTTGGAGAATGGGACAACTTTGGATTTCACCGAATACTGATATTGAACTTTTGTTGATGACTTGTGAAATGTTGGATGAGCGTGTGAGGTTGAGAACTTTTGTTTGGAATACTCCTGATGCTTGGCGTGAACGTAAAGCGTTGAGAGAATTGGAAAAGAATATTACTAATAGTTTGTCTTTACTTGGTTTCACTCCGACTGATCGTTCACGTCTTGGTGTTGCTGAGGTTAAAGCGAAATCTAAGTTAGAGGAGTTGCGTGCCAAACGTGATAACAGAAACTAAAACTTGGCCGCCTCGTTGGCTTACTTCTGTTTCTGATTCTGAGTTATCTCAATCGCGTGGTTGGGAAGTTTCAGATTTTATTAACTCTATGTGTATACAAACTAAGGACACGGTTGCTGGTCGTTCTGGTCAGCAGATTGTTCTGCGTGATTGGCAATTAAAACTTTTAGATAATCTTTTTGCTGTTCGTGAGGATGGTCGTTTTAAGAACCGTACTGCTTTAATTGGTATGCCTCGTAAAAACGGTAAGTCTGCTTTGTCATCTGGTATTGCTTTGTGGGGTTTGTTTATGGGTGAGCAGGGTGGGGAAATTTATTCTTGTGCTGCTGATCGTGATCAGGCGCGAATTGTTTTTGGTGATGCTAAGAAAATGATTGAGGCTGAACCTGAGTTGTTGGCTCAAGCAAAGTTGTATCGTGATGCGATTGAGATTCCGTCTACTGGTTCTATTTACCGTGTGCTTTCTTCTGAGGCTTACACAAAAGAGGGTTTGTCACCAACACTTGTAATTATGGATGAGTTGCACGCTTTACCCAATCGTGAATTGTTTGACGTTATGACTCTTGGTATGGGTGCTAGGCGTGAACCAATGTTGATGGCTATTACAACTGCTGGTGTTAAAACTGATCAGACTGGTCAAGATTCAATTGCTTACAATTTGTACCAGTATGGACAAAAAGTTATTCGTGGCGAATATGATGATCCATCTTTTTTTATGGCTTGGTGGGAAGCGTCTATTGAATCTGATCACCGTGATCCTGAGACGTGGAAAGTTGCTAATCCTGCTTATGGTGATTTGAACTCTGTTGAGGATTTTGAGTCTGCTGTTAAAAGAACTCCTGAAGCAGAGTTTAGAACTAAGAGAACTAATGCGTGGGTTTCATCTCAAACAGCGTGGTTGCCTAATGGTGTTTGGGAATCAAGAATTGTCAAGAAAGAAATTGATAATGATGTTCCAATAGTTCTTGGTTTTGACGGTTCTTTTTCTGGTGATGCTTCTGTAATTATGGGAGTGACTATTGAAGATGAGCCACACGTTTTTATGGTTCAGGCTTGGGAGAAGCAAACGACTGATACAGACGATTGGCGGGTAGATTCTTTAGAAGTGGAAGATACAATTATTCAATTTTGTAAAAACCATAATGTTAAAGAAATTGCTTGTGATCCTTTTCGTTGGCAACGAACTATGCAAGTTTTACAAGATTCTGGTTTACCCATTGTTGAGTGGCCATCAACTTCTGCTTCAAGAATGATTCCTGCTTGTGCCAAGTTTTATGATGCTGTTGTTTCAGAAAAACTGACTCAGGATGGCAATGCTTTGTTGGCTCGTCATATATCTAACGCGGTTGTTAAAGTTGATAGACTTGGACCAAGGATTGTTAAGGAACACCGCGGCTCGCCTAGAAAGATAGATGCCGCAGTTGCTAGTATCATTGCATTTGATAGGGCAACAGTTTCTCGAAACGAACCTGAGCCTTTGATTCCACAGTTTTTTGTATAAGGAGTATTTTGCTTCCATCCATTATTCAAGCAATCGGTTTAGTAACAATTTCAATCGGATTAGGTTTAGTTTTTATTCCAGCAGGCGTAACCGCTTTGGGTATCTCTTTGCTGCTAGTTGGCATATCTCTTGAAAGAAGTAAGTAATGTTAAATAATTTATTTGGTTTCGATAAGAGAGCAATCTCTTTCCAGTCCATTTGGGGTTCTGGAGATTCTTACGCTTTCACAACTGACTCTGGTGCTGTGGTTGATGAAAATACGTCAATGAAGATCACACCGTTTTATGCTTGTGTGCTTTTAATTTCTGACACCATTTCTACTTTGCCTGTTGATGCTTTCATTCGTAGAGACGGCAACCGTGTTCCTTACAGACCAAGACCAGCCTGGGTACAAAAACCTGATGTTGATTTAATGAGAACAGAACATTATCAACAAGTTCTTGTTTCTTTACTTCTTGATGGCAACGCCTTTATCCGTATCTATCGTGATAACCGTGGGGATGTTGCAAATTTAGTTTGTCTTGATCCACAGCGTGTAATGGTTCAAAGAAACTCTGTCACTCGTGAAATGGAATACGTCATTGACGGTTCTGAATCAAGCGTGGTATCAGCAAAAGAAATGTTGCATATTACTGAGATTCGTAAACCTGGTGCTTTAAGAGGTTTATCAAGAGTTAATGAATTAAAAGAAAACCTTGGACTTGCTTCATCTATGCAATCTTTCGCAGCCAGATTCTTTGGTCAAGGTGCAACAACTTCAGGTGTTATCGAATACCCAGGTAACTTAACAACTGAACAAGCCAAGTCTTTGCAAAACAGTTTTGATTCAACACATAGAGGTTTTAGAAAAGCACACAAAACAGGAATTTTATCTGGTGGTGCAAAGTTTACTAAAACTGGTGTGAATCCTGACGAAGCACAAATGTTGGAATCACAAAAGTTCCAAGTTGAATCTATTGCTCGCTTGTTCCGTGTTCCACCTCATATGATCGGTGTAACAACTCCTGGCGCACAATCTTACGCTTCGATTGAACAAAATAATATCAACTTTGTTGTTCACACTCTTAGACCATATATTGAAAAACTTGAAGAAGCCTATTCAACTTTACTTCCAGCAGAAGCGTTCTTAAAGTTTAACGTTGATGGTTTACTTCGTGGAGATTTCACAACAAGAATTTCTGGTTACTCAATTGGTTTACAAGCAGGTTTTTATTCTGTGAATGATGTTAGACGTTTTGAGGACTTACGACCTGTTGATGCAGGTGATCAATTCCGTGTGCCTTTGGCAAATATCAACTTAGTTGAGGCTGGCGTTGTTGAACAAGATAAACGTGTATCTATGGCAACCAGACTTGTGCAAACAGGTTTTGATCCATCAAGTGTTCTTTCTGCTCTAGGACTCCCAGCAATCGCACACACAGGAGTTCCATCAACACAATTACAACAAGTTGCACAAATTGATCCACAAGATCCAACTGCTGTTTATGATGTAACTCGTTCAAGTGAAATCAATGTGCAAATACCTGAAACAGTTGTAAATGTTCCACCAGCAATTATCAATGTTCAACCACCAACAGTAAATATCAACACACCTGATCCTAAGCCTTTGATCAGAACTGTTGAACGTGATGAGAACAATCACATTGTTAGAATTATAGAAACAAGTGGAGAGTAAATGGCAACAGGTTTAAGCGCATATTTGGCTAATAGTTTTTTGAACGCATTAGGTAACGCAACAGCATATTCTGTTGCAACACCATATATTAAGTTACACGTTGGCGATCCTGGTGTTAATGGCACAACTAATCCCGCTGTTGAAACAACACGCAAATCTGTTTCTTTTGCTGCTGCTAATGCTGGCGCTATTGCTTCAGATGCTGACATTACTTGGACTAACATTGCTGGCTCAGAGGATGCAACACATTTTACTGCTTGGGATAATTTGACTGCTGGAAATTTTTTGTTCTCAGGAACAATTACTGGTAATCCTTATACTGCTGGTGATACTTACACTATTGCGTCAGGTTCTTTAACTGCTTCACTAACAGTCGCAAGTTAGTTAAATGTCAGTCAAGCGTTTTATTCTTGACTCTGGGCTTTTAGACCAAGACAGAATAATTGGTACAGGCACAGTTGTTCTTGATACTCGTGCTGTTCTTGATTCAAATATTATTGCTGGAAATGGCTATGATGTTTCTTTGGGTTACAACAGCAACATAAATCTTTATGACGGCTCAAATCTTGTTTACGATTTTGCAGATGCACCTTTGGGTGGAATGTCTGCCACAGTTCAATCAATACCAACAGTAAAAGTTATTGTCACAGCAGAATTAGGTGCTATCAGTTCGATAGCGCAAACAGGCGTAGCACATTCAGTCCAAGGTGCTGCGAATTTTGGTTTGCTTACCGCTAACGCAAATACTTTGCCAACAATCCTGCCTATATTAAATGCAACATTAGATGGTTTGAGTTCATCAGCCACAGCGGTTGTTGAAAAAGTGGCTCAAGCGCAATCTTTACTTGGATCACTAAATTCAACAATTAGTGCAATACCTGAAGTTGAAGTAGTAGCAGTTTCAGAAATGGGTTCTTTAGTTGCCAACGCTGATGCCGTTATTCCTAATCCACCTGAACCAGAGCAGCATTATGGTTCAAGATATGGCTACTACCAGGTTCAAAATAAAAAGAAACCTGAACCAGTTGAAATTAAACCAACAATTATTAACTATGACTTTGAGCCTCTTGAGCCTTTAATTAAAACAATTTTTGCAAGCAGTCAAAGCAACCTTTTTGGTTTAAGCAGTATGGCGCAAAGTCGGATAGACTTTTCTTCAGAGCAAGATGACCTTGACTTGCTTATGATTCTTTAGGATGGGTTAATGCCTTTATCAACTTCTCAAGTTACTGTCACAACTTCCCCAACTTTGTTGGTCGCTGGTGAGACTAACCCAATTTTGGTTCATTTACATTTACACGACAACACAGACAATGTTTACATAGGTAACTCAACTGTGACAACCTCAACAGGTTTAAGACTAATTAAGCAAGACTCTTTTGAAATCAATTTAGCGCCAGGAAATGCTTTGTATGGAATCATCACAACTTCCACAGCAACAGTTTCCATTATGAAGCAGGTTTTGTAATGCCATATTTTATTACTGACTCATCACCTGACTGTTCTGGTTGGGCAACTATTAAAGAAGATGGCGAAGTTGTTGGTTGCCATCAAAACAAACAAGATGCTATTGATCAGATGGTTGCTATTTCTTTATCTGAAGAATTAGAACCTGGTGGCGAAAGAGCAGAACCAGACGCTTTAATCGTAAATGATTTTGTTTCTTGGAATACTTCTGGCGGTAGAGCAAGAGGGCAAATTGAAAGAATTGTTCGAGATGGTTCAATAAATGTTCCAAATTCTTCCTTTACGATAACTGGCACTCCTGACGATCCTGCTGCTTTAATTGTTGTATTTAGAGAAACCTCAGATGGTTACGAAAGCACAGATGTTAAAGTTGCACATAAATTTTCAACTTTGACAAAGATAAATGATTTGAGAAGTATCCGTTTGGATTCAGGACCACAAGCGGTAATTGTTGATATTGATGGAACTCTTATTGGTTCTGGTGGGAGAAATGAAAAGGTTTACAACTTTCTTGACGATATGACTGACACAGAAATTTTTATTGTCACAGGTCGTAACGTGGATGACCGTGAATCAACAATCAAACAATTAGATGATTTAAGTATTGACTATGACAGACTATTTATGAATCCTGGCTCAACTGCTGATACAGCAGATTTTAAGAGAGTCACAGCAGAAAATTTGTTGAAAGAATACAATGTGATTCTTGCAATTGATAACAATCCGACAATGAGAAAAGTTTATAGGGATTTAGGTATCACCGCTTTGGATGTTCCTGATGTGCCAGATGTTCCTAGTGATGAAAATGATCCTGATGAAGAACGTGCAGTTAATTTAGAAGCACCAGCATATATGCGTGCTGCTGCTCGCAGAGGTTTAGAACTAAACAGCCAAGGTTTTGGTGGTAATGGTTTAACGGATAAAACTAAACAAGAAGCCCGCGATATGGCTGAAGGTCGTGTCTCTGAAGATAAGTGGCGCAGGATTGCTCCTTGGATTGCTCGCCATCTTGTTGATTTAGATGCACCAAGTAATTCTGATTCAAGTGATTCAGGTTTCCCTGGTGCGGGACTTGTCGCACATTTACTTTGGGGAAGCGGACCAAGTAAGCGTGCTGCTGAAAGAACACAGAGTTATGCCCAAAGCATTGTTGATCAGTTAGATGCTGAACAAAATATGCAACGTTGGGCAACAATCAATGTAAAATCAAGTAAGAGCGAAAAGGAAAATACTGTGAACAAAGTTGAACGCCGCATTAAAACAGATGTTGATTTTGAATTAAGAGTTACTACAACCGAATCTGATGGTATGAGATTTACTGGTTATGCCGCTGTATTCAATAGTGATTCTGAACCATTACCATTCATTGAAAGAATTATGCCTGGTGCTTTTCAACGTTCACTCAAGGCAAGAAATGAAGTTAAACTTTTTAAGAATCACAATATGGATGAAGTGTTGGCTTCTACTCGTTCAAAAACTTTAAGACTTTCTGAAGATTCAAAAGGTTTATTGGCTGAAGCAACTTTGCCTGACACAACTGCTGGTCGTGATTTGGCTGTGCTTATGAAACGTGGAGATGTTCACGCAATGTCTTTTGGTTTCTCTGTTCCAGCAAGAGGCGATTCTTGGTCTGATGATGGTATGACTAGACAATTGAAAGAGATTCGTTTACACGAAGTTTCTATTGTTACTGGTTTTCCAGCATACGAAGCAACTACTGCTTCTGTTAGATCGTTAGATATTTTGGCTTCTAGAACAAATGTTGATGCTGATGCTTTGGCTGATGCGTTGAACAAGTTGGAATCTGGAGATAAGTTGCCTAATGTTCAAGCGGACTTGTTACAAGAAGTGGTTACTAAGTTAAGAGAAAACACTCCATCTGCTGATGAGTTGCTGGAACTTAAACGTAAACAACTTGACCTACTATTCAAGGCGGTATAACAATGGACAAACAACAAATTAAAGAAGCAATCTTAAAGGCTGCTGGAAATCCTGAGTCAGGCGTAATTGCTGACTTTGCTGATGCTATGGCTGAGGCTGTTGCAAATCTTGACAAACCTATTGAAACTAAAAAGTTTAATCCTATTGCAGAAACAAGAATTACAGAAATTTCTGAGACACGTAAAATCTTTGTTAGACTGATGGTGGTTGCGTGGATGCCACCACCATATTTACTGTCGAGTGAGCCTCGCAGACGCATAAACACAAATCAATTCTATAAGGAGATTCAGAATGTCTGAATACATTAAGCAACAACACGAAGCACGTCAGAACGCTTGGGCAGAAGCCAAAGCACTTCTTGACGGTGCAGCAGCAGAAAAAAGAGATTTATCTGCTGAGGAAAATGCAAAATACGAACGTATTTCTGCTGACCTAGATACAAGAGCAAAAGTAATCGAAACACTTAAAGCAGATGCAGATCGCGAATTGCGTGCAGCAGAAGCAATGCGTGGATTAGAAAACCAAGCACGTCCAGTTGCAGAAGTTGCATCACAAAATGATGACGCAGAAGCAATCCGTGCAATGGCAAGAGGTGAAGTTCGTTCACATACTTTTGAAAAAAGAGATGTCGTAAAAACTTCAACTGGCGCACCTGTTCCAACAAATTTTTACAACCAAGTTATCTTGCTTGCAAGACAATCTGGTCCAATGTTGGAGACTTCAACAATAATCAATACAGCAGGTGGCGAGAACTTACAAATGCCATCAATCGGTACATACTCATCTGGCACAATTGCTGGAGAAGGTACTGCTATCGGAGAATCTGATCCAGTATTCAACAGTTTCATTACGCTGTCTGCTTACAAATACAGTTTCTTAACACAAGTATCACGCGAACTTATTGAAGATAGCGGAGTGGATATTTTGTCATTCCTCGCTTCACAAGTAGGCCAATCACTCGGCTATTCCGTGAATACCGCGCTTACAACAGGCACAGGAACAGTTGAACCTAACGGTTTAGTTACTCGTGCAGGTTCAGCACTTGTTGGAACTTCATTAAATCCAACTGCAGATAATCTAATTGATTTAGTTTACTCAGTTGATGCTTCAGGTCGCAGACTTGCTGGCACAGGATTCCAAATGAATGGTACATCAATTGCAAACGTGCGTAAATTGAAAGACGGTCAAGGACAATACTTGTTCCAACCATCACTTTCAGCAGAAGCACGCGACTTGCTACTTGGATACCCAATTTACGAAAACCCAGCAATGGCAACAGCAGCATCTGCTGTTAGACCAGTCATATTTGGTAACTTACCTAG